AGCGGGAAGATTTCGAGCGGATGCTGGAGTTGCAGCGCAGTGGGCTGAGCCCTGAGCTGGCCCGGCAGACCGTAGAGCGTGAGCGGGCCGCAACGGCCGAAACAGCCAGCCTGCAGGCGCTGCAGCAGCAGCTGGTGCTTGACCTGCAAAGCAAGGACATCACTGCCGAGCAGCGTGCGAATCTCGAGGCCATCCTGAAGGCCACGCAGGGCCGACTGGCTTCTCAGCCCGGCATCCTCGATGGCCTCAACACCGAGGAGCAGGCGCTCGAGCGCCTCAAGCTGGCCTACGAGGAGAAGAAGCAGCTGGTCCAAGGCATCGCCAACTCGATCGGCAACGGCATCGGCAGCGCGATCGACCTGCTGATCGACGGCACCGACAACTGGGGCGACAGCCTGCGCAGCATTGCGGCTGGCGTGCTGAAGGACATCGCGCGCCAGATCGCGCAGACCATGGTGGTGGCGCCGATCGTGAAGGGCATCACCTCGGCGTTCGGCTTCGCCGATGGCGGCATCATGACCAGCGACGGCCCGCTGCCCCTGCGCAAGTACGCGGCCGGCGGCATCGCCAACAGCCCGCAGCTTGCCATGTTCGGCGAGGGCTCGATGCCCGAAGCCTACGTGCCCCTGCCTGATGGCCGGCGGATCCCCGTGGCGATGAAGGGCGGCGGCGGTGGCACCAACGTCACCGTGAACGTGGACGCTTCGGGCAGCCAGGTGCAGGGCGACGCAGGCCGCGGCGAGCAGCTGGGCCGTGCGATCTCGCAGGCGGTGCAGGCAGAATTGGTCAAGCAGAAGCGGCCTGGCGGCCTCCTGGCGGCGTAACCCATGGCGACCTTCACCTATACACCCTCGTTCGAGGCCACCGAGAGCAGCCAGCCTCGGGTGCGCAAGTTCCAAGCCGGCGACGGCTATGAGCAGCGCATCCGCTTTGGTCTGAACACCAACCCGAAAGAGTGGGACCTAACCTTCAGCGAGCGCACCGATTCTGAGCGCGATCTGATCACCGCGTTCTTGGACGCCCGCGGCGGCGTGGAATCTTTCGACTGGACTCCACCACGCGGCAGCGCCGGCAAGTACGTGTGCGAGAGCTGGCAGGTGACGTTGCGCTCCTGCAACTTCAACACGATCCGCGCCAAGTTCCGCCAGGTGTTTGAGCCGTAGCGATGGCAGTTCCCGTCTCAGATCTTCAGGCGATTGCGCCCAGCGCTGTCATCGAGCTGTTCGTGCTGGAGCTGAACACGCTGCAGCACGGCGTGAACGACACCTACCGCTTCCACGCCGGCGTCAACCTCAACGCCAACGGCGAAGTGGTCTGGGCTGGCAACAGCTACATCCGGTTCCCGATTGAGGCTGATGGCTTCACCTATGAGGGCAAGGGCACGCTGCCGCGGCCGAAGATCCGCTGCAGCAACGTGTTGGGCACAATCACCGCGCTGCTGCTGAGCCTGCCCGACGGCCTCTCGGGCGCCAAGGTGACACGCATCCGCACGCTGGCCCGCTACCTCGACGCAGCCAACTTCCCCGGCAGCGTGAACCCCTACGGCACGCCGGACCCGACGGCCGAGTTCCCGCGTGAAATCTATTACGTGGACCGCAAGTCCACCGAGACGCGCGACGTGGTGGAGTTCGAGCTGGCGGCTTCCTTCGATCTCGCCGGCGTGCGGGCTCCAAAGCGCCAGTGCATCAGCAACATCTGCCAGTGGAAGTACCGCTCAGCCGAGTGCGGCTACGTGGGCACCAGCTACTTCAACGAGAACGATCAATCCGTGGCCACCCTTGCGGCTGACGTGTGCGGCAAGCGGCTGACCAGCTGCAAGGCAAGATTTGGCGCCATTGCCGAGCTGCCGTTCGGGTCCTTCCCGGGTGTGGGTACGTTCTTCACGTAAGATGGTCGAGAAAGGAGCCTCTATTACATGGCCTGGCCTAAGCGACCGCCCGAAAACCTATCAGAACAAAGGTTCGGCCGTCTAATAGCACAATCAATCGCAAGTTATCGCCTGAATAACGCTATTGTTTGGACGTGCCTTTGTGATTGCGGCAACACCAAAGACGCTAGGGCTGCAAGCTTAAAAAAGGGCGACGTGAAATCGTGCGGATGCCTAGCCCGTGAGTGTATGCCGCCACACCTGACAAAGCACGGCATGAGCTACTACTCAGGCTTTAAAACGTGGCAGGGCATGATGCGGCGCTGTAACAACCCAGCTGATAAAAACTTTTCTTTGTACGGAGGCAGAGGAATCAAGGTTTGTGACCGTTGGTTGGATCCGAGGAATTTCGCAAAAGACATGGGAGAAAAGCCAGGCGGCTGCTCTCTGGACCGCATCAATCCAAACGGTGATTACTGCCCAGAGAACTGCAGGTGGGCGACACCCGCAGAACAAGGCGCTAACAAGCGCAGCAACCGCATGATCCAGCACGAAGGCCAAGTCCTGCACATGTCGGAATGGTGCCGGCGTCTAGGTGTCAAACCGTCTACCGTGCTGAATAGGATCAACTCCGGCATGGACCCATCGCTGGCCCTGACGATGCCATCGCGGCGGCAGCGGAGGGCGGCATGACCGACTGGCGCACAGCAGCACTTGAGCACGCCCAGGCCGAGGATCCCCGAGAGGCTTGCGGCCTGCTGGTGGTGGTCAAGGGCCGCGAGCGTTACTGGCCCTGCCGCAACCTGGCGGCCGGCGTCGAGCAGTTCATCCTTGACCCGATCGACTACGCCGCGGCCGAGGATGCCGGCGAAATCATGGCGGTGGTCCACAGCCACCCGGTCACACCGCCGCAGCCCAGCCAGGCCGATCTGGTGGCGATCGAGCGCACCGGCCTCCCCTGGTGGATCGTCAACCCGAAGACCGAGGCATGGAGCCCCGAGCTGCGCCCCTCCGGTTACCAGGCGCCGCTGATCGGCCGCGAATGGGTGTGGGGGCTCACCGACTGCTGGACGCTGACGCGCGACTGGTACGCCGAGCACGGCCTGCTGCTGCCGGACTGGGAGCGCCCACTGACGCCGGAGCAGTTCGAGGCCGAGCCGCTGTTCGATCGGTTCTGGCGCGATGCCGGATTCCGCGAGCTCAACGAAGACGATGAGCTGCAACCGGGCGATGCGGTGCTGATGAGCATCAGCGGGCCGGGCCTGAACCATGTCGGCGTCTACATCGGCGACCAGCTGGTGCTCCATCACATCCGCGGCCGGCTCAGCAGCCGTGACCTTTACGGCGGCTGGCTGATGAAATGCACCGGGCGCAGGCTGCGCCATTACGATGCAGGGAGGCTAGGGCTGGCGTGATGTTGCGCACGATCCGCATCTACGGGCGCCTGGCAAAGTTCCTGAAGCGCCGGAAGTTTGAGGCCGAGGTGAGCAGCGCGGCTGAGGCCGTGCGCTTCCTGTTGGCCAACTTCCCGCAGCTGGAGCAGCACATGGCCGACCAGCATTACCGGGTGAGCGTGGGCAGCTACGACCTGGCCGTGGATGAACTGCACGACCCGGCCGGCCTGCAGGAAATCAAGATCGTTCCCGTCGTCGCCGGCGCTGGCGCGGTGGGTCGGATCATTGCGGGCGTGGCGTTGCTTGCCATTGGCTTTTTGGTGCCCGGCATTGGCGCCTTGGGTGTTCAGCTGCTGGTCGGCGTGGGCGCCAGCCTGGTGCTCGGCGGCGTCGCGCAGCTGCTCACGCCCGTGCCGCGAACAGTGCCGCCAGGCTCCACCAGCGACACGGTGAAAGATCCCCGCAAGAGCTACAGCTTCTCAGGCATCCAGAACACCAGCCGCCAGGGCCTGCCTGTGCCGATCGTCTACGGCGAGACCCTTGTGGGCTCGGTGGTGATCTCGGCCGGCATTGACACTGTGCAGGTGGCCGGATGAGCAGGATCGTCGGTGCTGGTGGTGGTGGCGGATGCTTTCTCGGGCACACGCTGATTCGCACGCCTGACGGGCAGCGTCCGATTGAGGCGCTGCAGCCTGGCGACCTGGTGGTCAGCTTCGACGATCGCGGCAAGCTGCATCACGCCAAGATCCTCAAGGTGCACGTGCACGAAGGCGAGCGGGTGAACCGCTATCGCCTCTGGGGCGGTGCCGTCTTGGATGCCACGCCCAACCACTGGGTGCTGAACCAGTTCAACGCGTTCGTGGAGATCGACACGCTCGGCCCCGACGATTGCCTGGTGGATGAGAACGGCCACCTGCGTCCGATCGTGGACCGCGCTGAGTTCTGCGTCGGCACCGTCTACAACTTGACCGTCGAGGGGCATCACACCTTCATCGCCGGTGGAATCCGCGTTCACAACGCCGGCCTCGGCCTCGGCCTTGCTGGCGCGGGCGGTGGTGGCGGCGGCAAAGGCGGCGGCGGCGGCGAAACCTACACGCCTACCGAGGCTGGCGACAGCCTCAACTCGACGCAATACGCCAACCTGGTGGATCTCATCAGCGAAGGCGAGATTGAGGGCCTGAAGGATGGCTACAAGTCGGTTTTCATCGACAACACGCCGCTGCAGAACCCGGATGGCAGCTACAACTTCCAGAACATTTTCGTCTACACGCGCAACGGCACCCAGAATCAGAGCTACGTGCCGATCGCTGCCGACGTTGAGAACGAGGTTGGCGTCAACGTCACGGTGCAGCAGGCCACGCCTGTGGTGCGCAGCATCACCGACACCACGGTGAACGCCGCGCGCGTGACGATCACCGTGCCAGCTCTGCAGCTGTTCACTGACAAGGGCGACATCGAGGGCACCGATGTGCGCCTGCAGATTGCCGTGCAGTACAACGGCGGCGGCTACGGCACCGTGATCGACGACACGATCGCCGGCCGCACGGGTGATCAGTATCAGCGCGACTACCTGGTGAGTTTGTCAGGCGCCTTCCCGGTGAACATCCGGGTGACGCGGATCACGGCGGATAGCAACAGCGCAAAGCTGATCAACGCCTTTAGCTGGTCAAGCTTCACCGAGATCACCTACGCGAAGCTGCGCTACCCCAACAGCGCATTGGTGGCGGTGCGGGTGGATGCCGAGCAGTTCAGCTCGATCCCGGCGCGCACCTACCTGGTGCGCGGCATCAAGGTACGAATCCCGAACAACGCCACGGTGGACGCGGCCACCGGCCGGTTGATCTACGCCGGCATCTGGAACGGCAGCTTCGGCGCTGCACAGTGGTGCTCGGACCCGGCCTGGATCCTGTGGGATCTCCTGACCTCAACTCGCTACGGCTTCGGCGATCACATCCAGGCCGCGCAGCTCGACAAGTGGGCGTTCTATGCCGCGAGCCAGTACGCCTCCGAGCTGGTGCCCGATGGCTTTGGCGGCACCGAGCCGCGCTTCTCCTGCAACGTCAACATCCAGACCGCCGAGGAGGCCTACAAGCTCATCAACGATCTGTGCTCCACCTTCCGGGCGATGCCCTACTGGAGCACCGGCGCGCTGACCATCAGCCAGGACAAGCCGTCGGATCCGGCCTACCTGTTCACGCTGGCCAACGTCTCTGATGACGGGTTCAGCTACCAGGGCGGCAGCCTCAAGACACGCCCGACCGTGGCAGTGGTCAGCTACCTCGACCTGAGCCTGCGCGACATTGCCTACGAGGTGGTCGAGGATCAGACCGCGATCGCCAAGTACGGCGTGGTGACCACCGAGGTGTCGGCATTTGCCTGCACCTCCCGCGGCCAGGCTTCGCGCATCGGTGAATGGCTGCTCTATTCCGAGCAGTACGAATCCGAGGTGGTGACGTTCACCGCTTCGATCGACGCCGGCGTGCTGGTGCGCCCCGGCCAGGTGATCAACATCTCCGACCCGATGCGCGCCGGTGCCCGTCGTGGCGGCCGGATACGAGCCGCAACCACCACCACGATCACGGTGGACAACGCCACCGACCTATCGCCATCAGGCGGCACTCTTTCGGTGATCCTGTCCGACGGCACGGTGCAGAGCCGCGGCGTGGCCAGCATCGTTGGAACCACGGTCACGCTCACATCGGCGCTGCCGTCTACTCCGAACGCGAACAGCATCTGGGTCTACGAGACATCCAACATCCAGGCCTCGACCTGGCGGGTGCTCAGCGTGGCCGAGCAGGATCAGGCGCAGTACCAGATCACGGCGCTCGCCTACAACGCCTCGAAGTACGACTACATCGAGCGCGGCCGACCGCTGGCGCAGCGCGACATCACCGACCTCAACGTCATCCCCGAAGCACCCATCAACCTGCAGGCCGTTGAGGCGCTCTACGAGAGCAACGGCCGGGTGCTGTCCAAGCTGGTCGTGAGCTGGCAGCCGGTGGTCGGCGTCAACCAGTACCGCTATCGCTGGCGGCTGCAGAACGGCAACTGGACGACATCGACGCAGCAGCGGCCCGATTTCGAGATCTTCGACACCACGCCAGGCCGCTACGAGATCGAGGTCTACAGCGTCAACGCCGCGCTGCGCTCGTCGGTGTTGCCGGCCAAGCTCACCTTCAACGTCTTCGGCAAGACGGCACCGCCGGCTGATGTGACCGGCGTCTCGCTGGTGCCGATCGACCAGGCCAGCGCGATCATCAGCTGGACGGCCTCAACCGAGCTCGACGTGAAGATCGGCGGCAAGGTGCTGATCCGCCACACGCCGCTCCTGGTCGGCGCCATCTGGGAAGACACCGTCGAGATCGTGCCGGCTGCTTCCGGCAACCAGACCCAGAAGCAGGTGCCGCTTCTCGAGGGCACCTATCTCCTCAAGTTCGAGGATGACGGGGGGCGCCGGTCTCCCAACGCCACGCTGATCGTGGCAGACCTGCCGACACCGCTGCCGCGCCTGCTGGTGCAGACCTACGCGGAAGATCAGGAGACGCCGCCGTTCTCGGGCAACGTCGTGGACATGTTCTACAACGAGGAGCTGGACGGCCTCGTGATCAGCACCGGCCCGCTGGTCGATGACCTCGCCCCACCTGGCGCTGGCAACGACAACCTGGCGCAGGAAGACGGCGATGCCCTGCTGCTTGAGGATGGCGACCAGATCCTCAACGAAGGCCAGGCCGGCAACTGGGACGGCCTGACAACGATCGACAGCCCGCTGCCGCCGGAGCACGGGGAGTACGAGTTCGGCTCGACGCTCGACATGGGCGGCGTGTTCGACATCAACTTGCAGCGGCGCTTCCTGACCCGCGCGATCCTGCTGACCGGGCTCTGGGATGAGAAGGTCGAGCTGATCGACAGCTGGTCCGAGATTGACGACGGCAACATCGACTCGGTGAACGCGCGCCTCTACGTGCGCAGCACGCCCGACAACCCGGCCGGCACTCCCACCTGGAGCACCTGGCGCGAGTTCGCCAACGCGATCGTGCGCGGCCGCGGCTTCCAGTTCAAGACGATCGCCACCAGCAACGACCCCAACGTCAACATCCTGATCGACGAGCTCGGCTGCGTGGTGGAGCTGCAGCAGCGTACCGAGCAATCGGACACGCTGACCAGTGGCGCCGGCACCTATTCGGTGACCTTCGACGAGGCTTTCTACCAAACCCCTAGCATTGGAGTGACGGGCTACGACATGGGCACCGCTGACTACTTCACGATCGGCTCCGTGACGCGCACGGGATTACAGGTAACCTTTAGGAACAGTGGCGGGACCGCCGTGAGCCGCCAGTTCACCTACACTGCAATCGGCTACGGCCGGGAGATCGTCTGATGGCTCAGCACGACTACAACATCGCCAACCAGTCCGGCCAGGCGTTCCGTGCTGACCTGAACAACGCCTTGGCGGCGATCGTCAGCGGCAACAGCGGCGCATCGGCCCCCAGCACGACGTTCGCCTACCAATACTGGGTGGACACCAGCACCAGTCCGGCGACACTGAAGCAGCGCAACAGCGCCAACAACGCTTGGCTAACTATTGGCCAGCTTGATACCGCGAACCTTGGCCTTGTGCCAGTTAATGGCACCGTGGCCAGCAGCGGGCTCACGTTTACCCAGTCGGGCGCGGGGGCTGTTGCCAGGACTGTCGACGGAAAGCTCAAGGAAGTCGTTTCTGATGCTGACTTTGGAGCGGCACAAAAAACAATAGTGCGGTCCAGATTGACCAACTTGGCGGTTGGCCCAGATGCCCTTACCCGTGAAGACAACGACGGCTCTAATGTCGGTGTTGGCTCCAACGCTGGCAAGTCAATCAAACAGACAACAGGCCAAGCGCTGCAGCGGGGTGTAGGCAATGTTGCCGTTGGCGTTGACTCCTTGTCTTCCGCCAATGCAAGCTGCGACTACAACGTGGCGGTTGGCTATCGGTCAATGGAGTCGGCTACATCTGCTTATTGCAATGTTGCAGTTGGACTGCGGACGCTGACAGCCAACACCACTGGTAAATACAATACCGCCATCGGGTGTGATGCGCTTTTAACCGCTACCACTGCCGATGACAATGTTGCGGTTGGCGCTAAATCTTTGCTTCTTACAACCACAGGGGCAAGCAACGTCTCCATAGGTTCGGCTTCGCTTTATAGCAACACTACTGGCTCCGAGAACGTAGCGGTTGGCGGCCTTGCCGCCCAAACATCGCAAAGTGCAGCACGCAATGTTGCTGTTGGATTCCGTGCGCTTGATCTTAACTCGACCGGCAATGACAATACCGCCATCGGATGGTGGGCTTTAAGGGCCAGTCTGGCATCAGGTTGCACCGCCGTCGGCAACGGCGCCGCAATCAGCAACACAAGCGGCGCCAACACGGTCGCCGTTGGGGCTAGCGCAGTACGCAGCAACACGACAGGCGGCGACAATGTTGGCATCGGATCAAACGCGCTTTACTCCAACACGACAGGCGCTCGCAACACCTGCGTTGGCACCTCTGCTGGCTTTGGATTCTCGACTGGTAGCGACAACACCGCCATTGGTTCGTCTGCTCATGCGAATTCGTCGAGTGCATCAGCTTGCACCGTAATTGGATCAGGCGCTCTTTCGGTTTCCACGGCGAGCAATAACACTGCCGCCGGCTACCTTGCGGGGTATAACAATACAACAGGCGCACAGAACGTTTACATCGGGCGCAACGCCGGGTATGCCAACACTACTGGCGCCTACAACACAGCACTGGGAGACAGTGCACTCTCTACTGGCGCGACATACACAAACTGCACAGGAGTTGGAGCGAATACTGCAGTTACTGGTTCCAACCAAGTTCAGCTTGGCGATTCTTCTACTACCACCTACGCCTATGGAGCTGTACAAAACCGTTCCGATGCCAGGGACAAGGCAGACATCAGGGACACGGTGCTTGGGCTTGAGTTTGTCAACGCATTGCGCCCCGTGGACTTTAAATGGAACTACCGGGAGGACTACGAGGGCGAGCCAGATGGCAGCAAAAAGCGCGCTCGCTTCCACCACGGTCTGATCGCTCAGGAGGTGAAAGCGGCATGTGATGCGGCCGGGGTCGATTTTGGCGGCTATCAAGACCACAGCCTCAAAGGCGGCGAAGACGTTCTCTCTATTGGCTACGAGGAACTGATTGCACCGCTGATCAAGGCCGTGCAGCAGCTCTCGGCCGAAGTTGAGCAGCTCAAACAGCAACTCGCATAAGGAACCGTGGCTGCACGCAAAACCACTGACCTCACCGCTCTCACGGCTCCCACCGCCAACACTCTTGTGGCGGCGGTGGATCTCACCGAGGCGCTGCCGTCGAACCAGAACAAGAAGCTGACGCTCAGCAACCTCACCCAGGGCCTGAGCGCAGCGACCACAGGCGCCGCCGGCGTGGTGCAGCTCAGCACCAGCACCTCGAGCACCAGCACCAGTCTGGCGGCAACACCGAGCGCGGTGAAGTTGGCCTACGACGCAGCCACCACACCGGCCACCACCTCGGCCGCCGGCATCGTGCAGCTGAGCACCTCGACCAGCTCGACCAGCACCACGCTGGCGGCCACGCCGAGCGCTGTGAAGGTGGCGTATGACCTGGCGGCAGCCGCAGGGCGCATCATTCAAGAAACTGCCAAGGCCAGCACCAGCGGCACTGCCGTGGACTTCACCGGCATTCCGAGCTGGGCGAAGCGGATCACGATCGTGCTCAATGGCGTCAGCACGAACGGAACGGCACAGCCCACAATCCAGTTGGGAACCAGTGGCGGCGTGCAATCAACTGGCTACTCCGCAAACACCACAAGCATCACGACCGGAGCAAACCTAACAACCAACTACACAAACGGCTGGCAGCTCTATTCAAGCCTGGCGGCCAACATCATCAGCGGAACGTTGACGCTGGTGCAGCAAGACCCCAGCACTGGCACGTGGGTGGGTACTGGCCTCTTCTCGGTCAACATCCCGTCTGTGGTCATTACTTCCGGCACCAAGACCCTATCTGGCACACTGGACCGTGTGCGCCTCACCACCGCTAACGGCACCGACACTTTTGACGCCGGCTCTGTGAACATCCTCTACGAAGGCTGATGGTCGTCAAATCCAAGACCGGCACCGCCCGGATTGATCATCAGCCCGGCCCACCGAAGACCACCCGTCAAGGATTCGGTGCCCACAGCAGGCCCCGTCGCCGGGGACGCAAGCCGCTCAGAGGGCAGGGGCGGTAATGGACCGCGACACGCTCGAAAACTGGCGCAAGATCCGCGACCACATGGAGCGTGTGGGACAGACTGAGAACCACTACTACCGACGCGCTCTTGCCATCCTCGCCGGCAGGCCTGATCCCTTCGATCGTTACGATGGAAGCGTGCCCGGATCAGCCGATGGCGGACGAACCTAAGACGGTCGGCGGCGTGTTCGCTGCTTCCCTCCCGGCAGCACTCGGCGCCGGCATGTTCGCCATCGGCGCCCTGCTCATCTCCATGCAGGTGCAGTTCGCTCGAGTCGAGGCCACCGTTCAGCAGATGGCCCGCGCCGTCGAGGAGCTGAAGAACGACAGCAAGACCGAGCTAGCACAGCTCGATCAGCGCGTTCGTGCTCTTGAGATGCGCAAGTAACCTGAGGGCATCGCCATGGACATCATGAGCCCCGAAACCGCCGCGATCATCGCCATCCTCATCGCTGCCGGCAGCGAGATCATTGCCCTGTCGCCGCTCAAGTCCAACAGCTGGCTCCAACTGCTGCTGCAGGCTGGCCGGATGA